TTACTGTACCAATTGTTGTAACATTTGAACCTTCAAAAGTAACTCGTGTGCCACCATCTTCTGTTAGTACTAGGCTGTTACTGCCTTGTGCTAGAACAAAACTCCAATCCTTTGGTGTTACACCATTGTTTCTTGTGTATTCAACTGTGCCGGGGCCGGCTGTAACATTACTTACACCTAAGTTTACACCGCTGGTTAATCCACTATCATAATAAAGTTCATATGAATTTGTTAATCCACCACTAGTATTTGCTTTTACATAAAATACATTACCATTTAGTGCTGCGGCAACAGTAGTGTTAACAAAGTTATTAATTGTTACTGCTGTGCCATCTACTAACCCATTTGGCGTAAAGGCAAATCTTATACGGTCTGGACTTGTGCCACCATAATAGTTTGTTTGACCTGTTCTTACGCGAACATTTGCATTTGCACTGGTATAATTTCTATCAATGCTGAGAACAAGGTCACCTTCACGCTGTGTAGTTGAGTTGTTACCGTTGGTTACAGCAAGTTTACTACCAGTTAATGCACCTGTATTGTTATAGTTAATCTGTGCAAAATGTGCGCCGCTAGTATTAATAGCAGTAGTATTAGGATCACTACCATTAATAGTTTGATTGTACAGTAATACGCTGTTACCTTGGCTACTGGCAACATAAGAAGGCGCAAAGATAATTGGTCGGTGTGTACCGGTGCTGTCTTGAGCACTAGCAATAAGTGTATTGCCCATAGTGCTAGCAAGATACAAACTTCTATTAAAGTTTTCAGTAGAACTATTTGGACTAATACCAAAATACATGCCAACACCACTGTTGGTATCTATATGGTCTTGACCAGCAACACCACTAATCCATGCTGGCGGACCTAATGTACCAGGAGCACCAAGTGTTTGAGTTGAACCCCACCAAGTAATACGCCCTAATTCATCATTTTTGCGTGGATAAGTTTCTGTATAAGGTAAATTTTTATTGCCTCTAGCACTGGTAAAGAATAGACGTGGTCCAAAAGTTGTAGGATTAGTTGCCTGTCCACTGTTATCACTATATTGCTTTAATAGTAGTTGCGTGTTAGGTGCGTTACCAGCATAGTCAGTAGTGACATTTGCTAAACCATCCCACAGCACATTAATACCAAAACTTGGTAAACTATCATTTTCAGCACGACCTGATAAATCAGCATTACCAACAACAAATCCTCGAGGTGCTTGGAACACTGAAGTAGGTGATTCTACTTTGTTTCTACCAATGAAATTATTTGTTAGATTACCTAGTGTGTAATTACCTGCAACACCTGCTGTAATTACATCAAAGTCATTGATATTGAATCCACTCTTTGGATATGCATATTTGCTAGTAAACAATGGCTCACTGTTTATTAGTGTAGTTTTACTGCCACTACCATTAACATCAAACTCACTGTATACTGCAATTGCTTGACCTGTGGTTGTATCTAACAACACTGGGTGTAAGAAGAATGCAAGTACATCCAATGTTAAATCTACTGATGCAGTTGCGCTAGCACTCATGTATATGGTACTGTTTGCAGCATCAACACTGGTTACTACAGTATTTTGTGGGAATGGATACGGTGAATCTTCATTTACCGAAAGCATACTGTTAACAGCAACATTTGATATGTTTGCTGCTATACCTGCGCCGGTGATTCCAATAACATATTGATATAATGAAACACCTGTGATAGCATTACTACCAACAGTGGTATTACCAGTATTAAACACAAAGTTTTCAATATTAGCAACACCGCTATATGAACTTACAGCATTACCGGCATAATTGTTTGCTCTAAAGAATGCATAACCATCACTGCTAACATTACCACTGAACACATCTGTATTGTTGTATTTCTGTTGCGTAACTAATGCGTTAGCAGTATTCAATACAATGTTCTTAGTTGCTTCAGCAGTGATTGTGCTGACATTAGCCAGCGCATTTGCCATACCAATTGTACCAGTTGCAGTAATTGGACCACCAGTTAAGTTTTCACCAGTGTTAATTTGTGTTACTGTACCAGCCGCACTTGTATCAGCAGGTGTAAATGTAAACACACCATTGCTGTTGTCATAACTTAAATTACCATTTCCGCTAGGTGATCCTACTGTTACACTGATGTTGCTTCTTACACGCTGAGTAGTGTAATAAAGATTTGTGCCTTCTGCTAGATCACTGGTTGATGCTGGAATTGGATAATATGTTGTACCGTTGTTGGTAAACTCCCAGCGTGTGCTTTGCTCGTTCCACTTCAACATTGTGTTTGTCGCAGTAGGACGATTAGAAATAATTTCTACATTACTATTTGTTGCAGCATTACTGTTTAGTGTAATCTTTTGGTCTGTTACATACAAGTCAGTAACATTTTGATAATTGATGTTACCTGTTGCGTTAATGTTGCCATTGACATCTAGATTACCACCAACTGTTAATGGTTGTGTAGCAATGTATGCAACAACTTGTGCGTTTGACACAGTTGTTATGCCAGTTAGTAAACTACCATTACCTAAGAAATAATTTGTACTGATATTACCTGATGGTGCACTAATATTGCCGCCAGCAATAACATGGTTTAGGGTATTAAGTATTCTACCATAAATTTCGCCATCTTTCTTAATGTAAGCATTGCTGTTATCAATTAATGGATCTTCTGCACCAACATAAACATTGCCAAATATTCTTACGTCAGCATCAGCATCACTGCTGCCACTACCAGCAATTCTAGATCCAACTTGGAATAGTGTATTACCAGTTGTTTTATGCTTAACAGCAAATCTGTCTGCGGTGCTGTCATCGCCAATTACGACATTAACGCTGTCAAATCTAATTGTAGCGTTTTGTGATGCACCTGTTTCATCACCAATGATTGTTGGGCTTGTGCCTGATAGTCTTAGGTTCTTGCCACTAGCAATAGTAACGCAGGCACTTGCGCTGGTTAATGTACCAACACTAATTGTGCCAGTAGTTGTAATGTTGTTACTGCCAAAACCATTTGCTAAGAAGTTAGCAACACTTGCATTGCTGTAAGTTGCTGGTAAGCCTGTTAGTAAACTACCATTACCTAAAATAAATCCGCCGCTGATATTGCCTGTTGTGGTAATGCTTGCAGTACCGCTCAATCCAATAATACCAGTTGTATTACTGTAAGTTATTGGAGATGTGCTGCTTAATAAATTGCGTACATCGCTGTCGCTAGGACCGCTGTAAGTAAACACACCATTTGCACTACTGTATGTAAATGAACCTAGTCCACCAGCATCTGTTGCGCTAACATTACCGCGTGCTCTTGCCGCAGTAAAATATAGATTTGTATTTTCAGCAATATTTGCTGTGGTTAGTGTTGCACTTGAACCAAGAGGAATTGTTATGCCATTAATAATAACATTGCTGTTAGCAAGTTGACTGTTTGGAATTAAATCACCGCCAGCATCAGTTAGAACACTTAGGTGATAATATTCGCCATCGTAAACAATGCCTAAGTAACTGACACCATTAGGTGCTGCATTTAGTGCAGTATCATCGTTGACAAACTTCCAATTTGTCCAGTTGCTGGCAAAGGTAGTTGTATCTAAATATGCTAAACCAATAGCATCTTGTTCTAGTACTACTAATAAACTTGTGCCTGCTGCCACATTGGCAACATTAATACCTGTGATGTTACCAGTGATGTTGGCTTTGTGCATAGCACCATTTGCAACATTGATTGTAACATTGCCGCTGATATTACCATTATCAAAAACAGTATCACGATATTGTTTTAGTGTGATATTGCTGTTTAGTATTGATGTTGGTACTCTATTATCAACTCGGGTATCTGTAAAATAAAGATTGGTGCTGCCTTCAGCAAGGTCGTCTGTGGTCTTGCCGCTAAATGCAGCATTACTATCAAAACTAAAGATACCTGTGCTGACATTGTATAGGATAGGTGCAGTATTGCCCAGCGCCGCGCGAACATCGGCGTCACTAACAGCCGCAACTTCTGCAACATTAATTATGTTTTGTGTTGTGCCTACATTAATATTACTTTCTAGTACAGTAATATTAGAAATAATAACACCGTCATCACTGACAGTAATATTACTTTGACTAGTGCTTACAACAATGTTGCTAACATTTGTATCAACGGAAACATTGGCCATGGTTTATCTCCTTATACCAGGCTTACAAAGCCGCCGTTTATACTGACGTTCGTCTCCGTTCTAGGGTTACCTATGCGACCTCCTACACGGGGATCAAATCGTTCGATGATCGCCCAGCGGTGCATATCTTTTCTTGCTGTGCTTGCGCTGCTTGAATCCCATTGGAAAGAAAGAACAGTAATTGCAACATTTGCTCTTGCATCTGGATAAATGTTACCAGTATAGCGGTTTTCAGGAATAGTTAATGTAACTGTGCCAACCGATGCGTTGCTTACACTGATGTAAGGGGCACCAACTGTGCCTACATTAGCAAAGTAACCAACTACTGTTGAATCTGTAAAGTTGGGGTCGCCTGTATCACGATTGTAACTCATTGTATCAACAACAATGGTCTGGTAGTCTGCGCTGAACACATAACCAGTGATATTAGTGTTGAAGTTATAGGTAAAAGTCTTTTGACTTCTTGGGAACAACTCAATAACTTGAGTATCTGGACTGCCAATATAGTTGGCAAAATCTAACAATCGATTCGACATAGCGACTCCTGAGGGATCTTCCCCATAGACTGAGGCCTATGAGGCTTAATTTACTTTACTATTTATGCGTTTTGCAAAAATGTCTGCGTTTTAGTACTTGTTATAGTAGGAACTTAGCATCCAATGCCCTGCGTCTACTGATCCAATGTTTAAGTTAATCTTTAACACAGGTGTATTTGGTCCTGTAGGTGTGCAATAAATGCTGCCATCTTGCCCTAATGTACCACCCCACCATTTTATTTCGCTACCAAATGTGCCTATTGTGCTTGTGGTATTGCTGCTTGGATCATATACTAAAACACTTGTTGCTCTATATGGTATAAAATAAATTTTACCATCTGGTGCAGCCACAGCACCACTATATTTTTCTGTGCCAGCAGTAACACTTATTGAACTAGCACTACCATCTGCTTTTAATCTATAGATAGTATTAGATGTGTATGGTGCAAAATAAATGCTACCATCATTGCCTAAACAACCACCACTCCATTTTTGTCCACCTAATCCACCAATTGGTACAAATTGCTTTGTGCCAATATTGGGATTAACCTCTACATAACTAGTAGAATTATGTGGGATGAATACAACATTACCATTGTTTCTTAACACAGACCCTTGCCACATAACATTGCCTGAACCATAAGTTTCTACAAATGGTGGTGTTAAGAACATTCTTGTTCTTTGATTATTTTGCCAAGTTGTTAAAGTTTCGCCACCTATTGAACCAAATGGTCTAGGCTCATAAGTGTAATCACCATCTGGTGGAGACGCAGTATATGTACCATAATTTTCTACTAACAATCTATTTCTTTCACCGGGTGCAACAAAGATGTTACCTTGGTATGTTTGATAGATATTAGAAGTTGGTGTTAGTACTGAGCCACCAAATTTACATGTACCAACACCACCACCAAAGATTTCTAAAGTTCTTGTTGGTGATGATGTATCACCACTTCTTCTTACAATTGATATACTGTCGTTAATTGGGTTAATTGATAGGAAAGCATTAGCACCGCTATTTCCATCACCACCTGGAGCACAAACAATTTCGTTAGTTGAAGTATTTGGTATAGTTCTTAATGTACCGCCAGTCCAACCAGCATAGCCAGTGCCACTGGGTAAATTAATAATACTTGTTGTGCCAGCAGTTGTATTGATCTTAAGAACAGTATTACTGTTAGTTGAATTACCTGATGGCGCATAAATGTTACCACCCGGTGCAAGTACAGCACCTCGATACACATTTGATCTTGACACACTGATATTGCTTAGGGTAGGTGAACTTGCCACATTGGCTGGAGGTGTGTAACCACCTCTGCTTGGATGTAGTGCAAAGTATTCTGGTGAACGCACACCAACATAGTTACTGCTGGTTGCAATTACTCTACCAGTAGGACTTTGTGTACGCAATTGTACAGCAATAGTTGCTTCTGTATAATATTGTGTGGCTGGATTAATTGTTAATGGCAAACTGATATTGCCACCAGCACCTACCACAGCACTACCAGTGCTAGCATTAAAAATACCTGTGTTAGTACCTGTTAGACTCCAATATACTGTTGTACCAACTGGTAATATACTGTTAACAATAAAACTTGCATTGTTAAAGAAAGGCGAACTTACATTACTAAATGTATAGTTGATATTTTGCACAGTTACATTAGAACTAGTTGCTAAAACTTTTGGACCAGATGTTAAACGCAATGCAAATGTTGCGTCATCATAAACTTGTCTTGTAATTGTACCAATGCCTGCACCATTAGGTGTTACTGTGCCTGTGGTAACATTATCAATAAAGATATTTGCTGTTTCATACAGCGTGTCCCAATTTAAAGTAGGACTGGTTGTTAAATTTGTTGACACATTGAACACAGCATTGATATTGCCATTTACAATACTTGCGGCTGGACTAATAGAAAATGTCGCAAGAACAGGAGTAGTTTCTCCTACTTTCTTTTTTCTAAAGAATGTAAATTTTTCTGTAAATGGCATTATGGCTCCAGTTAAATTGTGCTTTCGCTTACAATACGATATTCGTGTGCAGTACTGGTTTCCATAACAGCCTCAATTTGTGCAATACAATCTGCACGGTCTGTGCCTGTTACAGTTGCTTCAACACTTAAACTTGCATGAACATATTCTACAACAATCTTATACATTTATTTCTCCATATCATTGTGGTGGCGTAGGCCACACTACTTCATCAAAACTATTTACTGTTCCTTGATCATCTGGCAGGTCTCTTAAGGCTTGACGATATACTACCCACTCTGCTCTTTTTGCATCACTGAGACCATTGTCGGGTAACTGACTCCAATCACTGCCTTCAAGTAAAAATCTTCTACGCTCTCTAATTAAGTTTGCAATACTGGGTTGAGGTACAGGTATTGGTTCAATCTTTAATGTTTCTAAGTTGACACGATTTTTACCAATGCCATCTACTGCACGTCTTAGCACATCCCAATTGGGATTAGTAGCCAATATTGATTGTAATTGTTCTTCACTGATGCGACGGCAACTTAGTATTTCGCCAGTTGTTTTATCATAGATTGTTTTAAACATTATGGTTCTACCTGACTGTCATTGATCTTAAATAAGTTTACTTTTGGATCACCAAAACTTCTAGTATACACAGCATTTGAAAGTGTGCTGTAACCTTGTGCCCAGACGTTTGCACTTACTGGTAACATGTCTAATGCAATGCTTGGATTTAGACTGTTTAGATAAGGCACATCAATAAAGATACTGCGACTATCAACAAGTGTTGGCATAATTGTACTGGTTGTTAGTACAACGCCACCACCGCCATAAGTTACAGTTGCTTGGTGTGTGGTATTTGCATACAACACATTTGCATTGCTCTTAAATCCTAATTGTGCACCACTATAATAACTACCGCTTGGAAATGCACTACCATCTAAAATATATTCACCTTGGTCAATACCAGTTAGGTCATAGGTAATTGGTGTTAGTAGATTAGTATATGTTGCAGCAGTATTTGCTAAGTTAGGACTTGCATCTGCAAAATTTTCTAACTGTGTACCAGCACCATATGGAGCAATTTGTTTGTTGTCAATAATGTTTTCTACATTGATAGCAATTGGTGGTGTAGTAACAACATTACTTCTAGTACCAGTCATACTATCTTCTAAGTGTATCTGGAATCTAAAATCATCACCACCGTTTAGGTTTGTAAAATTGTTTAGGTCACGCACAAAGTTAAATGTGCTACCTGGTGCAAAATATGGAAATCCACCTGGTGGTGTAACAATTGTAGTTGTACTACCATTTGTGTTATCAATATTACTTGTGTTATTATTAATAACTTCTACAACCGCAGTATCAAATGTTGTGTTGCCTGGCACAAAGATAGGAATATTAACCCACGGTGAAGTGTTACCAAAGTTAATGTTACCACCGATAATTGCATCATTGATGTTGATATTTGCTACCACATTACCTGTATTTGGATTGTAGATGTTTGCATTACTGCCATAAATCACATTGCTGGCAATGGTAATATTGCCTAATGAAATATTAGCATTGGCGTTCCATGCCCACCAGTTTGGAATACCACTATTGTCTGGTATCACACTACTATTTTCAACAGTTTCTGTATAAATGCTGTCATCATATTCTAACAATAATATATCAACACTAAGCATACCATCTGTATCTTCAACTTCAGTGGTACGCATTACGCGGAACAGTTTGTTAGTAAAGCCATAGATTTCATTGCTAACTTTAACAACATCACCTACGTCAACCTGTAGTGCTTGATAGTCTGCTCTAAATTGTAGAACAGTACTAAAGCGACTTTGGCGTAAATCAATGTTGGAAAGATTAATTGCACGAGCACGATCATTGACCATGTCTAATCTAACATTTAGTTTGTTGTCCGGCTCATTGATATTTCTACTGCCAGATGGTGTTTCTAAAAATACTGTGTCAGTTTGATCCTTTTGTACAACACTGGGAAATTCTATTTCCATTTGATTGTATAGATTAAACAGGTCAGTATTGGTCAATGTTATTTTGCTAACAATGTTGTCATCATTAAACACATAGGCATTGGCTTTTTCAGCAGTAGTGGCTGCGCGATTAACCACAATACCAAACTTACCTGATTTATTATTGTAGGTAAAGAATGCGCCGCTGTTGCGACAAATCTTGTCAATGTTATCTTTGCAATTGTTGTAGGTGCTAACAATGCCATCAATTTCATAGCGTGGATGACTTTGTAACACATTTGCGCTGTCGTAATAATTTACACTGGTGCTGCAATGTGTAGCCCAAGCATTGAAACTGTCAGTATCAATAAAAGTATTAGCAAGATCACAACCATAGCGGTCGTTGCGTAAGTAATCAAGTAACACATTGGCTGGGTTGCTTACATTATTTTCAATATCAAATGTAATAGCATCCAACTGCACCAAGTTGTTCTCTGGATCATAATCAATTTCAAAAATAGCAAAAACTAAATTAGCCATACTATTTGATGCACTCCAGTTACTAAACTGTCCTGTGCCCGATCCATATGCGTTTACTTTGTTTGTGGTTGGAAAGATTTGATTGGTGCTACTGCTGCCGCCAGCATAAACTCTGCAACGGATCTTACCATTATCCCATTTCTTTTGAATGCCTACACTATTGGTCGCTGTTGCGTTGCTGTCAATAATACTACTTACAATGTGATTTTGAGCACCGCTGTAACCAAACACCAATTCATTGTCACCGCGATAAATCTTATTCACAGTCCATGTTTCGCCTGGTGTAAATTCACTTAACACCAATGCGTAAGTCATTGTTTTGTTTTGATTTTTGATTTCAGCATCTATGATAATGCCGCCCATGTAATTGCGACCGTATAGTTTGCCTACTTTATTATCAGTGCCGGGCGGTAACTGAATCTTTGCGCCAGGATCCTCTGGTTTAGGTACTTTACCCACACCAAGTATCTTTGCAGTACCATATGCAAGACCAGCAGCAACAGCACCGGCAACAATTGTACCAGCAATACTGAGACCAACACCTGCAATGGTTGCAAAGGTACCGGTTAAACCAATAGCACCTGCAATTGCTGCACCTATCGCTGTAAAGACTGCCATTTACTCACCCTCATAAACATAATTCTTTTCGATGGGCTTCCAACCAAACCTTTCCAAGTCTCTGATTGGACTGTCCATCAATGTTGTAATTGTAAAATTACTGATTGCACCTACTTCTCGACCTAACTTGCCTACTCTAATATATTCTTTCAAAATGCGATAGCCTAAACTGGTATTTCTATACTCTGGTTCAACCCACCATGCTAATTCTTTCAATGTCTTTACATGAGGTAACCATGGATTGTTATCAACGCCCGCAATCAACATGCCTTGTATCACTCCGTCTACCTCACCAACAATAATTGTTCCGCTTTTTAAAATCATTGTTAAGAAATTTTGCACACCTCGGTAATTGTACTTTGGATTACGCAATGCTTCTATAGGAGCAGCATTAGCAAAATTAATCATCAACGACATTATTCTATCAAAATCTTTTATACCTGCAAATCTTATTTTCATGTTACACCTAATTCAAATTGATATTGAAATCAAATCCATCAAAGCGGCCACCGCCGCCCCCACCGCCACCATAGTATCCACCGCCATAGCCGGTACCACCGGTGTATTTCTTACCAAAGTCAAAACTAATACCTTGTAGATCTTTTACACGATCAAAACTGATATCGCCTGGATAGAATCTTTTTCTATCACTGCCGTTTGTTCTTTGTCCCATTACTTTGTTTTCTAGTAATTGGTTTAAACTTGCACAACTGATTACCACAGTATGTGTTCTATCACCACTGAACGGATCATTTTGTTCATCGACGTTAAAATTAGTAATAATACCTGTGTAGCGTGTGTACACTTGTCCACTGATAATTTCATCAGTGTTGGTATCAAAGAAGCCGCGCTTAATTACAACCTTACCACCTTTGATAGGTGTACCTAGTACAATGCTTACTAGTGTATTGGGTACACCACTAAGACTGATCTGCATGTCATTGTTATTGCTTTTTAGATCGTCTTGTAAACTGCCTGCTTGTAAAAAATAACCTAGTTGGTTATAGGTGTTAGCGCCAATGGTAATAGGTTTGTATGCACTACTCACATAGTAAGTAGTGCCGCCAAGAGTAATATCCATGAACAGCGCATGGCTAATATTATTTTGACCGTCTACTGCACTAATAGGTGTTGTCATCTTAAACTTCCGTAATTACTTCTATTAGTTGGAACTCACTGTCCCACTGAATTCTGTCATAAGGTACAATTGTGTATGTTGGCTTCTTAAGCATCTTAACACGCCAAGTTACATTGCTGCCAACCACAATACCTTTGCCAGCAAAAGTATAACCAGTTTGGCTAATCACTGGGCGGTGCACAGGAATGGTCACATTGCTGCTGGTGCTGTAGGCAACGTCAGCGGTTACTGTGTAGGGATATCTGTAACTGCTGGTTGGTTGAATATAATCACCTTTGCGAAACAAATAACCACTCCCGGCACCAATGCTGCTGCAATTCAAATAGATATTGCTGCCGCTTACGCTGTTAATGGTTGCACTGGTAATGCCTGCTGCATCACCTTGATACGCTGTGATATACGCTAATCCTGCGTTGCTGCTACCAATGTTGATAGTTTCTTCTATGGTTCTATCTAGTCTGTCAATTTCTTCTGTGACAGCACGATTGGTACTGTAGGTCAAACCATTGTGCATTTCAACTGTGAACAGCCATGGCACATTACTAGCAAGTTCTGCTGTGCGTAGTATGCCGCTGCGACTAATTGTTTGGCCGCTGGTCTTGTGGCGGTCAATTGTAATGCTGCTTGCGTTGTTAACTATTGTTTGTATACTCATTATCTTACACCTGCTCTTCTACCGCCAACTTGTGTTACGCTATAAATGAACTGTGGATCTTGGCTTACCAATGCTTTAAAACTTGGTGCATCTACTGCGCTGATGTTATACACAACCTGTGTCATGCCGCCGCCATATTCACCACCTTCCATAAGTCTTGAATTAGGAATAACTGTGCCAGCACGACCAAAGCGTACCAATTCAGGGCCGCGTTCACCAACTAGATATGTTTTACCTGCTTGTACTGGACCACCAGCGGCTCTTGGACCACCAAATAGACTTACAAAAGGATTGCCGCCGCCAAAGATACTGCCAAAAATACCTTTGACAATGTTCTGTGCTGCAAGTCTAGCAATATCTGCTAGAATACTTTGTACTAGGCTCTTGAAACTAAGTTTACCTGTCATTACAAAGTTTGTAAATGCTTCTGTTAGACCATCTGTTAGATTTGAGAACTGTGTTTGGGCATACTCTGCCATATTGCCAGTGCTGTCTAACCATTGACCATATGCTTGTTCCCAACCATAACTAAAACTACGCTGTGTTTCAGCAAACTTTAATTTTTCTGGTGTTAGTTCATCAAATGCTTTTATTGTTGCTGCCTTGCGCTGTTCAAGTCTTGCTAGGTCATCTAATAATTCTTGATCATTTTGATTTTTGTATTGGCTACGCAGTTTGGCTTCTTGCATAGCAAAGTCATTTTCAATGGTAAATCTTTCAGCAAGACGTTCTTTCTTAGCAGCATTGAATTCACCATCCAACTGCATCATCTGCTCAAACTCTCTGCGAGCGTTTTCTGCGCCGGCACCAATCATTGCTAATTCTTGATTTTGTGCAAATGCTTTTTGTGCAGCGTCAAGTTTCTTCAATGACTCTTGTGCAGTATCACCTAATGATTTGTATAGTGCTTCTGCTTCAGTAAGTGCTTTGCTGCGATCTGCCGCACTTAGGTTTTCAATGCTGTTGATCTTTCTTACAACTTCATCATAATCTTCTGCGTTCTTTAGGCGTGCTTCTTCTAACTTCTTAGCAAGTTCACCAACACCAATGTTCTTTAGTTCACTTTCAGTCTTAGCGTTAAGTGCTTTGATCTGATCGCGAATTGCCTGTACATATTCTTCTGCTTTCTTGCGGGCATTTTCTATGCGCTCGGCTGCTCGTTTGGCATCCTTGTCTTCTTTGCCTGCGCCAAGTGTTACTGGCATGTTGCCAATGTCGCGTGGTGCCCTACCTTCTGGCTTAGGTACAGCAACATCAAATAACGGAATTGGTCCTTGTGCTGTTACCACAGCCTTGGCTTTGTTAAATGCGTTAACAACACCATTCTTCAGCATCTCAACTGTGCTTTGATCACTGAATGGATTGATAGCATTAATAAATGCTTTGCCCAACACTGGCAACACTTCACCCATAAAGGTAAAGAAGCCGCGGAAGGCCTGTATCAGCATGTTCACTGCACCAATGCCGTAGTTGGCCATTATCTTTAGTGCATTACTGAAACTGCCTGTTTGCTGTGTTAGTTCATAAAGTGTAGTAGCCACAATAGCAATTGCTGTGGCAATAGCAGTAAATGGGTTACGCATCATCAATGCTTGTACTGTTCTAAAGAACTTGACAACCATTGCAATGGCTGCTGGACCAAATGCTGCTGTTAATATAATTAGGAATGAACTTAAATTGTCTGCTACAAACTGAATAGCACCTGCAATTGCACTGAATACACCAGTGTTGCTTTCTAATTCACCAAACAAACTGATGAAACTGTTTTTCAACTGTGTAAGGCTTTGTCCGATGGTTGGACCCATCTTACCATACTGTTCGTCAATGTCTTTGCTCATTTGTAGAGCAGCACCAGCCAGCAACTCGCTGGTTAATCTACCTTGACTGGCTAATTCTTTTAGGTTAACATTTGTTTCGCCAGTGCTTTTCTTAACTGCTTCCTTCAACTTGTTCATGAACACAGGACTGTTTTCCATCAATGAACGGAATTCGTCGCCGTTAAGTTTGCCTGCGGACATTGCCTGACTAAACTGCAACATACTTGCAGCCGCTTCTTGCGTGTTAGCACCACTTAACTGTGTGGCTTTGGCAAATGTTTCAGTAATCTGTGCTACTTGATCTTGACTTAGACCCAAGTCTCTGCTGGCCAATGTTAATCTTGTGTACAGTTTACCTGTTTCTTCAAGACCTGTTCTTGCTGCCGCAGAAATTTCTTGCACATCTTTAAACTTGCTGTTGGCTTCAGCCTGGTCAACACTGAATGCTCGCAGTCTATTTTGTAAATTTGTATAGGTATCTGCGTAATCTACAACAGTAGTTAATGCCGCGCCAGCAAACAGACCAGCAAATGCGCCTGATATTGAATCGGCTGCACTGGTTGCACGCTGTCTAAGTGTATCAACACTTCGCGTAGCACGAGCAATACCAGTTTCAAATCCTCTGGTATCGAGCGTTAATAAGACTTTAATTTCTTTTGCCATTATAGTTTACCCAAATCTCTTTCGAGAATATCCTCGTAATAAGTGATAGTTGGGTCACTCATACCACCTGGCGCTTGACGACTGAAACCTTCATCAAGTTTACTAGCATAACCATAGTTGGCTCTAATAACTTTGCCGCGTGTATTTGTATTGCGTTTAGCATTACCAGTATCAATTGGTGTAATGTTACGAAAATGTGTTCCGGCCTTTTGCCAGTCAGCATTAGCAGTTTTCATAATGTCTTTGAGTAGACGTTTGAAATCTTTGTCATTTACTGTTATTGCCACGAACATTCTCCATTAACTGTTTCAATTGATCTTGGTTTGCCTTTGGTGCTTTTCCTTGTGCTTTGGCATCCTGTGCTTCGCGATAAGAAATTGCAACATCAAACACCCAAATATCTAAAGTGTTAGCATTTGCCAACACTTCTGAAGGGAGCATACCATACCGTTCGCCCAGCGCATCTAGCATCAAACAAGCGTGTAGTTCTCCGCTCCCTTCATCGAGCGAACTACCAGTTACTTTCCCAACTGTTCTACGACTTTATTCACGCACTTCATCAATAGGCCAGCAGGCAATACATGACCATCTGTCATGACCTTGTTACCATCGCTGTCTAGGATTAGTTCGCTGCAAAATTCAATGATCTTACCGTAGTCTTCTTCGCCGGCACCGGCAAATTTTACAAATTTTTCAATGGGCTGTTTGTCGTACACCCAAAACTCTACGGCTTCACCATATTTCTCAATGGTGTCTTCATCATCAAGTGTGATGTTTACTAGTTGAGGCTTGCTTGCTAAATTTTTGAGATTCATAACTTCATATCCTTTTTTAAGTAATGCACAGCAGTTAGCAAGAATGCTATTCTACTGCGGCTTTTTGATATATCTGCTTCAGCGCATTTTAATTCATTCTGCGCTTTGGCTAATTCCTGTTCCAGGGTCTTTACTATGTCCGCTTGGGTCAAGTTCTCCCACATCTGCATGATCTTCTTCCTCTATATCTGTTTTAATATTTATTTGTTTTGCAGGTTTTCCGCCCGCTAACACATCCATTTCTGCTTGACTATAAGTGACATTACCTACAGCAAAACGATGGTCTGGTTGTGCTTTACGCTTCCACTCATGGTAGCGTTCAATTGTACTCTTATCCATGTTCTATCTCCACATAAACAATGAGGGGGTTTCCCCCCTCATTGCGTTTTGTTGTGCGCTTTATAGCGTTACATCGCTATCGAAGTCACCATCAACTTCAATCGTAACAGGTGTTACCCACAGAGGCGCATCTGGGTTAACAGTTGGTGCTAGACCACTGATAAAACCAGAACCCTTGAGGTAATTCTGTCCGGCTACTGCACCATTGAATGCAATCTCGAAATAGACACGAGTCTTGTTCTTGCTTGCACCATAGATACCAGTGTTGGCGATAGCATCAGTTAAACTTGCATTACCAAAGAATGCCTTATCGTCAACTACGACGTTAAGTGTTACTTGGTTTGTTGCAGGTGTTGTTGCTGCGCTTTCTGCTGTGTTATCTAAGGTCTTCCAACGGAATACACCAGTTGAGTTGTTGATAGTGATATCCTGCATGTAAGGCACGACTAAAGCAGGTGTTGCTAAGACGTTAGCATTTGCTGCTGTTGCACCAAGGGCTAATACGGCCTTACTACCTGCGCTTGTGTTAATTACTGCCATTTGATATCTCCTATGTTAAACAGTTGTAAAGTTATACTCTAAAGTATATGTAATAATATCGGAATCAATTTGAGAAGTTACGTCAACGGTACTCACAACCGCATTAATATTGTTCTTTGCCAACATTGCTGCGTTGATGGTTGCTGTAATGTTTGCTGGCTCAGTCTTTGCATCGTGAGCCATATAAACATTGATTACAGTTTCTGTCTTGTCTAGCACAGCATTATCTAAGGTTGAAAATAATTCGACAAAAGCGGGTTGCTGTTGATCGGCATAAAATGTCCTTAGATTTTTTGTGTACAAGGCAGTACCATCAGGACTAGTAGGATACTCACTGCTTATTCTAAAATTAGAATAAGATGTGATTCTGTTTCCTATTGCTGTAATTAGTTCATTCCTAATTGACATTATCTAATCCTTACCACATTGCGCTTTGCACGAGTTCTGCGATTCATGTAATAACTTACGGCCTTTTCATCATTTTGAACAGTACCATCGTTATCAAAATCATACCAGTCAGCAATTGCGATTAACTCGTTGTAGAGATCTTCGAACTTGCGTCCATAGTAATCTATCTTAGTCATATCAGCACTTGTTTCACCAAACTGTGCTACTAGCGGAAGGATATACTCCTTGATCGCATAGTAGACACAGAGATCGGTAAACTGCTGTTGGCGGCCTAATGCATTTGTTGGATCTATAAGATTTGGATTTACATTAGGCAACACATTTAAGTCGCTGATAGGGCTACCCATAAAACTGTTGTAACCCTGCCACCAAGTGCTGGTTTTGATTTTTAATAGAATGCGCTGAGTACTCTTTTTCAGCATGTCTTCTATGAAGGTTGGAATATCCGCAAACCCACTTTCGGAAGGTATGCGGATTTCGTTTTCTTCGAGAAGGCGTTGGTCTTTCTGCAGAACATCTGTGTATTCTGCAAAACTTTGAACATTACCTGCTACAATTATGAATGCCATCGCCGTTCTCCTCAGTTGATTTCTCTATTAAGTGTTGCCTACTGGTAGGTTGTTTGAACGATACCAACTCATACCTGCTGCCTGGCCGATAAGACCTGTTAGCAATGAGCGGTTACCGATGTCACTTAGGTTACCAATAGCAGCCTGTGTTACGCTGTTCAACTGGCTAGCAATTGCATATTCAGTGGCTGGGCCAACGAATGCAACATATAGACCATCCTGACCAACTGGAGCATTTACTGCGCGGAGGTTGCTTACTGACTTAGCAAAGTTGGAAAGTGTTAGAGCACTTGAACCAATTACGCTTGAGCCGTTCAACTTACGAACGAAAGTTGGGTAGATGTTGTTGAAACCGTTACGAACTGTTGCACGGAACTGGTGAGTATCTAGATCTGGATCAAACCACATCTTAACTGTTGGCGCACGCTTTTCAGCATAGCCAAGAGCCATTGGGCTGATTACGAAGTTAACTTCTGAGTTTGTTGAAGTTACAGATGCGTTACCATCCTGCTGTACGCTTGTGTTACCTGATGCACCACGAAGTGTTGTAAAACCTTCAATGTCTGTTGCCTGAGCAAGACCAGTTGAAAGTTGTGTTAGTAGTGCGTTACGAACTACTGACAAGCCACCATCTTCTAGTGATTCTTCAGTTACGTCACCGGCAACGCCCTTCTTGGTCATTGTGATGTTGACGTTGGTTGGCTGAACATTTGTTTCGGCTGCGGCAATAATTGAAGTACCTTCGCTTACGCTTGCGCCCTGTGTAAAGGCGTTTAGTTTTGGTACGCGAACCACATAGCCTGTTTCGCCAGCAATGCTGAAACGATTAAGGATAAAAGGTGCGTTTGGTAGCAATACCTGGTCCGAGAAAAAGGGCATGAGATCAGTTACGATATCAGTGTACAGTTGCTGGACCGAAGATTGTGTTGTTGGTGTTGGCATTTTATTCTCCTATTCGGTTAATTTTTATCTGGTGGGGCCAATCCCACGGGCTTTTCTTACCTTCTCGATTTGTTTCATTACCATATTATGTGTAACGTCGCTTCTACTTAGAGTTGGCTGATATTGCCTAATCTGCATATAAGCATTTCTATATTCTGTATCGCTGCCGAGTCGACTGTCATCTACTGCTTTTACAGTATTAGGACTTTCGCCTAGGTCCATTCCTGGCTCAGCGTTAACAACATTTATACCCTTCTTACCAAAGTTAAGACCTAGTGTGCGACCAACTGTTTCCACAGCAGTAGCATAGTCGGGTCTTTCACCATCAACAGTGAAGAAATCATCACCATTGCGTAATTGGAAACTTGAACCTTCTACAGCAAACATATTGCGGGCTTTCATTAAGTCTACAACAGCGGCTTTCTGTTCTTGGCTCCAACTTCCAGGCATAGCACCATATAAGTTAGTCATATGATCTTTTAACAGCAACTCTGTTTTTAGTTGACTTACTGTTTTTTGCAGTTCGTCCACTGTGGCTTCGCGTTTGGCAACCGCTTGCTTGAGTGCTTTGACATCTAATGTATGACTACCATCCTCTGTGAGGGGTGCAGTCTTTAGTGTCTTGATCACATCTTTAACATTGTCTAAACTATCAACTTCTAGTTCTCTGAGGAAACTATTCATTGCTTCGTTTTTAGCATTGCTAGCAATCTTATTTGTATCGTCGCGAGTATAAATTCTCTGACCATTCAAATAGAACTTGCCATCACGCTGTTCGACTTTAGGTGCGTCGGATGTTGTTGATTCAGATTTAGTGTTTGCTTTTGCAACCTCAGAATCTGTAACTGATGCAATTTGGTCGGTTTGCACTTCCGTAACTGTGGATGCGTTATCCATTCTTCTCTCCTTTTAATCGCAGAAGTATTGCGTATATTATAAACTGTTTTCTGAGAAACTGGAATCAATCAATTGCTTCATACGAGTCTTGAGTTTTTCCTTCATCTCATCTAAAAATTCTTCATCGGAACCTTCTTCCATATCATCAGATTCTTCGTATTTCTCTGATTCCATTTCTTCAATTGGTTCCCACTTGGCACACCAGTAGTTTTCACGCACTGGTGCAGCAAATTTTGCACATTGGCCAGCCATGAAGTATTCACAGTTGGCACAATTTTGTCCCTCTGGTACTGCATCACTGCTGGCACTTTGATATAGTTCTGGTAATGTAACAGGAATTGCTTCACCATCAGGATATGTTCTACCTGGAATGTTTGGCAATTCTTCTGACGCCATTTCTGGCATTTCAATTTCTTCTTTGACAAATCTAGTTTGATATTCTGTAATTAGATTCATCAAATCATTTACTTCAGCAATTTCTGTGGTTAAGCCTTTGCTGCTGTACAATCTGTTGTAACTCACAGTTAGATCTGTGGGCAGAGGCTTGTTCAACCAATCAAACCATATGAGCCACATCTTATATTCCCAGTTCTCTAGGCAAGTGGCTTTCTTACGAATGAATGCTTCTAGTTTGCTGTCATACTGTTCAATCTGTGCGCCACTGCGGCTAGCACGGATTAGATCCTCTGTGCGGATCATTGCGACCTGATTCATCTTGTCAATCTTTTGATCAATCAACTCGCGTAATTCTTTGATACTGTCTAAGGGTGGTGCACGAAATTCAAACACATAGTTAGGTGTGCCACCAATGCTGGCAGGTACACGCACAATGGTACCAGGCTCTGCACCTAACGCACCATCGTTAATTTTTGCTGTGTCCTCGTCTACAATGTTAACTGGATGAGCACCGTATGAGATTGAACTGTAAATTTCTGCGCTGTCACCATAGATGCTGCGCTGAATCTGTGCAATGTCAAAGATTGGTGTGTGACCAATGCCGTTATAAATCTTATTGCTTTGGTAAACTGGTTCTACTGGAATGTAACCCAGTTCATTGATGCTTTGTATTACATAGTAACCATGAGGATAATCTTCATTCTCATCATCACTTTCAAAGTATACTGCTTCGTCAGGGAGATCTACTTCTAGTTCTTCTACCTTGGGAACAAACACAATATCAATGTTATCTTTGGTAATGTATTGGAAGATATCCATTTGACTGTCGCTGCTTACACGCAACACAATCTTTGACAGTTCTAGGTCACCGGCAGCGGTGTAACTGTACTTCCAGTTTGGTACGTCAATGGGACTAAACATGCGCCAACGAGCATAGTTACTGCCCAAGGGCTTGATGCAACTGGTCCAAACCACACCATATACTGTGGTGTAGATATCAACCATGCTTACAAACTCGTTGATGCTGTTGCCTTCTCCATCTACGTCATTGATAAAATCTTGTACGTCTGGCAACTCTGGCAATTCACGCACAGGTGTATTGCGGAACAAGATACTGTTGTATTCACTTACATACAGTCTTGTATAGGGAAATAATGGTACATTCTGTAGTTTCTCTAAGTAGAAACTGCTCAAGTACTGTTCGCCGCGTTCGTTAGCACTCTTACTGTCACTGACTGCAATACTGCTGTACTTGCCGGTTAGACGACCATCATCATCCATGTCATAGGTGCGGATTACTTCGCTGGGAGTAGCATCATCAATTGAATAACGCTTTAAATATTTTGCGTCTCTGTACTCTACCCCGCCCCAGTATGAGCGTACTGCAAGTCTCCAGTCGTCCACATATCTAGCATACAGATCATGTGTGCCGGTTATAAAGTTTAAGTAGTCACTCACAGGTGAGTCTCCGCGGTTTTAAATTCGTCTGCCAAACGCATTTAGCGCCATAATGACGCTGTTTTATTTATCTGTACTTATAAAATCAATGTGTCTTTTGACGGGTTTTGACCCTGAGGCGCATATTTGTCAGGGTTATAAGTCTTGTTCTTTCGACTTTGATTTCTCTTTGTTCTCTTCACTTGTAATCGTTTTTGTCTTGCCTTGTCTGTCTTCTTCATGCCTGTTCTCCTTTATACCAAATATGCGATCCCAGTTATCTTCAAACTGTTCTCTGTATTTTATAGGGCGGACGCGACTGCCTTTGCCGCCATGCCAACTCTTACTCATCACTGTCCTGCTTACCAAATATTCTATCCCAACCATCCTTATAGGCTTGGCTACCACCAGCAACACGACTGCCTGATGTGCTGCTGGGACGGAAGCCTTCTGCAATATCGCGGGCCTCTCTCAACACAGGATCCTTGGCAATAAGACTTTCATTCTTACGCCACTGACTGCTGTTCTTTTCTGGTACTGCTGATTTCTTGTCGCTCATATTAGAGCCTCAATTGACTGTCTTTGCGTGGTGAGATCTCATTGCCATAACCACCTAACAACAGTGGCACAGCCAGTAACCACCACCATGGGCTAGCATAACCTAACACAATAGCCCAAAATAGACTTAGTCCTGATAATGTTAGCGTGTTTAATGGTCCGGTCTTAACGCTGCTTTCTTTATTCATGTACGGTACTTCTGGTAGTCGCATGGAAATCCTCCTCTGTTGTTACGACACATTGCACACCTAGTGCGCCTGTTTGACTCATATGACGCTTTACAATTAGTTCACCATCGCTCTCATCTTCGCAAAACCAATAGCGTGTGATTTCTTCTGTATTGTTAGGCATCAATTCCTTGTTATATCTAAACTTGCCTATTACTACTAATTTAGAACTCATCTGCCCACCCCTCTGCTACAACACTATAATGATTGGTATCTAAACTTTCCAAGTAATCCACTAACTTGTCGTAGCAACTGTCACAGTCTGGACCTTGTATACGCACTTCCATGTTTACACCATTGCCATAGTGTATGATCACATCTAGTTCATAGAGGTAGGAATTCATCAGCATCTCCTCCAACATAGTGTGCAGTGAGTTCGATAACTCGCGTACCGGGTGGTGTGTTTTCATCCAACCAAGCCAGGCTAGTGGCTTTGGCTTGCTCCAGCGTGTCACCCCTAAAGCGTTTTACATAGCCCTGTGTCTTGCGCCGCTTACCTTCTGGTGTGGGTTCAAATACTGTTAGTACTAGTTCTACCTGCATATCAAAATCTTCCTGTGTTACGTCTAATTTGACTCACGCTATCGCGATTGTAATCTACTCGCAGAGGATACAAATGATTGACCACATAGCCTAATGCGTCATTGAAATGATCATATCCTGTGTCTTTGCTGGGCTGACGTGTGCCTTCTTTATATGTATGCTTGCGTAGGCCCTCTATGAGGCGTTTACAGGCAGGCTCCACTGTTAAGCGTCTAACACCAGTGCCGCTACAAAACGCACTATTAACTGCGGCAATACGATCTGCTACTGCGGGGTTTACTGATCCTACTCGGAGATCAAATCCTGCATTTTTGAGAATGATATGATCTGTGATACCATGAGCACTGGTGCGTCGTTGCGATCCGCTGGCATCAGGATACACGCTGACACGATGTTGAGGATAGCGACGTCGTATCTCATCCACCATCTCATGTGTGTTGGTACCATATATCTCAATCTCATCAACTATGTGAAAGCCCTCGCGATGTTGAAAGCCCACAACAGCACAGCCAGGATCGACGTTGAAGTCCATGCCAATGTGCAAGGGCGTTCTATCATTGAGTGGTTCATCCCATTTAGTAATGTTCTCATCAGCAAACGCATAGTAGATAATATTTGTAATGTTGAGGAACTGAGCCATGTACTCTTGGTTGTAAGTACGCTCATCTAGATCACTGCGTGCTTGCTCTAGTTCTTCGGCTGTGACATTGCCACCTTCTGCTGTGGTAAACTGCCAACTGTGCCAATTCTCTGAACTTTGACCATGTAGATAAAGATCATAAAAGAAGTCGCGTCCTTTGGGTGAACCAATGATAAGAGCACTTCCCAATCTATCTGATAGGATGGGGCGAATAACACTTTGCCATGTTGTTTCTAAATCGGGAATGTCGGCTGCCTCATCTATGACCACATGGTCTGCACCGATTCCCCTTATACTGTCAGGGTTGTCCGCACTTCGCAACATGATCTGACTGCCATTTACCAGCGTAATGGTAAGGTCACTTTCGTTAACACGCTTGACCCAGCGTCTAGACCCCAACAGTACTTTCAAGTCATCCCAAACAATTTGTTTAGCCATGCGATATGAGGGTGCAATGTACAGCACACGCTTACCAGGATTGGCTGCTACTTTGACCATACTGCTGATGCTGGCATAGGTCTTGCCGAAACGTCGTCCGGCTGCTACGACCTTAAAGCGAGCATCACTGGTGATTATAGTTTGTTGAGGGAGTGTTAATCGCAATCTGCATATCCATTATCTGTAAATCTTTAATCTTTCGACTCTAACCATGGCAGCACTTGACTGCTTTCCGTGTTGATAGGATTATCCGCAAAGCCCATGATATTTTTTGAGAGCCAGATTTGCATGGTGGGATTCATCTTATCAATAGCGTTACTCAACATTGCTTCCATAAGTTTTTGTTTGGTAACATTGCGATAACGCTCTACTTCTTGTTTAAAGTGATCGCGGAAAGTGTTTTCTTTTACACCAAAGAACTCGGCCATGTCTCTGTAACTGAGATGTAGTGCTGCTAGTTTACGCACTTGTTCTAAGGGCACAACACGCTGATTATCATCCTTGCCCACAATGATGCCCTTTACTGTGGCAACGCCCAGTCGGCGCTTGGGTTGGACACGAGGTATTTCTACCGCACCTTCTTCTAGGTAATCCCATTCCTCAGGATTGATATCGTGCTCTTCTGTCATACTTTCCTCTCTGTGATGACCCACAGTAATCACTTTTGTTCGCTGTGCGGGCGTATTGTATATTTAGTTTGAACAGTTCAAAATGGCGCTAAAAGGGCCGCCTAATGTGCTGAAGTTGATTATGGATCACTGCCTATTACTGTGAGATTGGGCTCCCACGCTAATTCCACAGTACCATCAGCACATTAGGTCTTACGCAACAGTTTATTCATCTGATTTCTTCTTCTTCACTGTGACGTTACCTGCGTTACCGCGTTTGGCCCAACGGCCAGTGGCTGTAACATAGTAATCTTCTTTTGAGTGTGTGCTAGGATGGAAAATGTTCTCATCATAGTACACGGTATTATTTAACACTTTTGAATTGCTGTGTACAAAATGTTCCAGCATTGCTACTTGTGCCAAACTCAGAGGATGAACACTTTGAGCCAATTCAAGTATGCGTCTGTGTGTGACAGCCGTGGTGTCTAAACTCTTGCCTTGTGTGGCTTTGAGTAATGCCATATGCTGTAGGGCCCAATGTGTTCTCATCGCTAATATTTAACCTAAAAAAAAGCACCATGCTGTTAAACATGGTGCTGAGTCAGAGGAGTTAATTATGAGATCACATTGTGGGCTTTTGACTAGAGCCCACCAACTAGGTCCTTGGAGACAACCTTATGCCGCAGGATTGAGGTCGATCCTGTACTTGTGCAATTCATCGTAGTACGCTGTTTCAAGTTCATCAGCATCTGTAACGCCCTCAACTTGAAGTTGATCTACGCGAGCAGCCGCACATTCAGCAGCCTGTTCAAACTGGCGGATGCGTTCTTCAAGTGTGGTAGCCGGCTTATATGTGTGCTGGCTCACCTCAGGACGCAGTTCTAGTAGTCGATCCACAACGCTGATGTTAGCATCAGTGTCTGCGTCAGCATCAAAAAGAATACGCATCATCATTGTGGCCATTTCTTCTACCTTGCGTTCGCGGGGCAAATTTGAAAATTCATTAGTAAAGTATCGGGTCTGCATGTCTAAGTCTCCAAGTGTGTGTAGCAACATCGCTACATTTATAATAATAACATCTTTTACGATGTTGTCAACCTTTTTATGCGGCTTCTTTAGAAAATACCCTGTAAACTTTTGGATTCAATATCATTAAGTTCTCGCCGGATAATATAGGCAGGTATTCGCGTGCAAAGTCCAACATCCTTAGCACGGGACAACATACCTGCTTCTTCTATAGATATGTCATCAACGAATTTTGTATATTCATTTTCATTAGCAATTGCTTTATAATCGTTAATCAATTGAGTAAGATTACGCATTTCATTCTCCAAGTTTCGTAACAAGCACTATTGCTCGCTACATTTACTACTATACGCTCTTTGCACTAAATGTCAACCACTTTTTTCAAAAAAGATGAAAAAAGATTTCTTTTAGAATCAAGAGGTTACGCAACCTGAAGTAGATTGCGTAAGTTGTTGATTTTGGGGGGCTTTTTTGTATATTTGTTCACGGGAGGTGGCGTATTGCGTTTACGCCACAACCGCATTCTGCATCTTTTCTGCTACAATGCGCTTCAAGTATGTGAATGGTACAGCATACAATCGCTGTAGTTCTGCTTGTGTAACTACAATACCATTACGCTCACAATGGTCCAAATACGCTTTTACAACTTTGATCTTGCTGTTCATTTAAGGTCTCCAATTGAGTGTAGCAACATCGCTACATTTACTACTATACAGGATTTTGGGCATATGTCAACCTTTTTTTGTGTTGTTTTTTCACAACGCTGTATATCCATACAGTACCAAACCTTACCAAACCAATAAATATTACCTATGACCCCATTTGAAATACGCTTAGAATTACTAAAACTAGCACGAGACATACTTCAGGCTCGATCGAACAAACCTGAAGATATGCCCAGTAGCAGTGAAATTATTTTGGAAGCGGAACGTCTTAATCAATTTGTCAGCAACAAAGCAGTTTAAAGCACAGTAATCTTTAGTGCGGTGTAACCCCGTGTGGTCTTGGTGTTCTTGCTGAACCAACGATTGTCCACACCCATGTCACGCAGTTTCTGTTCCATTGCCTTAGCATCCAAACTCTCACGGTCTGCTACTGTGTATACCGTTGCGGCGTGTCCATCTTGTTCATAGCGGCCATTACCCAAGCCTTTGATTTCTTCTGCCAACATCTTTTCAATATTCTGCA